AGAAGGATTGTAGCTAAGTATCTGTTGCTATTCCTACGGACTTATTTTCCTGAGAATCTAGAGCAAATATATCTTCTAATTTTTTCTTGGCATCTTTAACGGTTCCTTTGTATCCCATTTTTTCCGAGGGGCGAGTTTTTTTGCCTTTGTTTTTAAATACAGGACCGTACTTCTGTTCTAATTTTTCTGCTAGGTAATTGCAGTAATACTCTATCATGTCATGGTCTTCATCAATCTCTGTCATTGTAACAACTTTGTTGTAATTGATAAAGAAGAAATCATCGTTAGGAATATGTAACCAAGGTTCTACTCTTACATACGAGCCTCTCGCTCCGTGGATAACTTGTATGACAACAGGATCTTGTAGTATCAGAGTTTCTGGTGCTTCAGGGTCTATAGTTACTATGGCAAATATCTCCTCGCCAGTAACTAATTTAATTGTACTATAGAATTCGTCTTCCATTATTTACTCCTGAAGTTAATAGTTATCATATCATAGTTAAAATTTTCCTCTTTATAGATTTTAATTCTTTCGATGAGATGATTCAAAGTGTAGTTTCTACTTGATAGATAAGTGCAATCATCTGCTATATCATATAGGGTTGCACTAAATTTGTTATTAGATTTACGAAGCACTCTACCAATACTTTGTAAATTTCTTATTCTAGATTTAGATGGAGATGCAAAGATTACATTATGTAAGTTCTTAATGTTAATTCCAGTTGAGAAGGTGCCGTAAGAGGCAACGATGATAGCATCTTTTTCTTTTTCTGCAATTTCACGAACTTGTTCTCTATCTTGAACATCCACCCCTCCGTGAATAAAGAAAACCTTTTGGAGGTTCTGCTTGTCACTATTTATCTTATCAAAAAGTATTTGTCCGTGGTTTTCCACCCTAGCAAAAAGAACTAAAGTATTTCCTTTTAAGTCTAGTGCTAGATTTTTAATAAAATTATTCCTACGGTCATTACTAATCAAGTAATCTATTTCATCTTGATAGTTAGAAAATTTTATCTCGTCATGTTTTAGTAAAAGAATCTTTGCCTGTAATTTTGCAAGATAACCTTTTTCCATCAACTCATCAGTACGAACTACTTTGTAAGAAGGACCAAACAAGCCTTCAAGAACCCACTTATGCGTTTGTGTACCACTCAGTGTACCAGTAAAACCAAATCTATATTTCGCTAAATGAAGTTTTGTCATGATTTGTGTCAAAGATTTTGCTTTGAATAGATGTGCCTCATCTCCTATTACAACTTCAAATCTCTCAAAGTACTTTCTTTCCAACTTATAGATAGATTGCCAGGTAGTAATAACAACTGGAGCACTTGGTTCTTTATCTCTTCCAGCATAAATTCTTTGACAATATGAATCAGCATCCCACCCATATTCCAAGAAGTCTTTATGCATCTGCTCTACCAGAGATGTCGTTGGAACAATTATCAGAATATTTTTCTTTCGTTCTGCAAAGTAACGAACTACTGAGTAAATCATCAAAGACTTGCCAGAGGCAGTGGGCGATATCACTAACCTTCTATTGTGTTTTAGAGCATCGTATACTCCCTCAACTTGGTATTTCCTTGGGCGATGACTTGAGATACGATTAATATATTCCTTAACACCCTCCATTGATATCATTTCATTCTCTTCATAAGGAGTACCAAAAAATTTACTATCTATAAATTCATAGTCATATCCATGTCTCTTACAAAAAGAAACTAGTTTATCTAATAGTCCAACATACAACTCTCTGGTATGAGTTGAGAACAAACGAATCTTTCCATCCCAATATCGCTTCCGATACTGATTCATGTATTGTGCTCCTTCTATGTCGAATGAAAAATGATCCGACAATTCTTGATACACATGTGGTTCAGACTGAATCTTTAGAAAGACTTCATTCTTTTTAGAAATAACAACCTTGCTCATGACTATCCAGACCTAAAGTTGTGCCAATCAATAATATTTTTTAACTGATAACTTCTGTTCCCTACCTGTTTAATTATATCCTCAAGATAGGTAAGCATTACATCGTAGTATTTAATTTTTAAAGTTGACTGCTGCACCTTCTCATCAGCATCCATATATCTTTTTATTGCATCTTTCTCTCTAACTTTATAAGGAAAAGGTTCGGCCTGATACACTTCAGGGTCGGATTTTCCTGAGTAATAATTCCATCTTTCTAAACGAACCTTATTATCTACTGTTATAGATCTCTCTCTAAGTAATTTTATATTATTGTACAGGTCAAAATACTTTGCATGAAGAGATGGTATCTTTGCTGCCTCGTCATGTAAATTGTCTTGATCAATCTGTGCGTCTTTCGACCACATACTTTGTATAGTTTCAAGATTCATAAATTAAGTGTCAACTTCAATCGTATAAAACAGATACTTAAATGTTGCAGTAGCTGTAAAGTATGTATAATCGTTTTCAGTGGCAGTAAATTCTAGTGATGACAATGATATTGGGAATAAATCTCTAAATTTTACACGAGTACTTACATTAAAATTACTATTCAGAATTGATAGTGTACCATCACTAAATTGTTCTTTAACATCTTTTTGACCATCTGATTGCGTAATCAAGTCTTGGAACTCAGATATACTTTCTGGATAACCTAGACCATAGATCCAGTTATGGATTTCCAAATAATTTTCTAAGTTTTCATCTACAATAAAATCTAAAGTTAAATCTTCAAATTCTATGTTGTCACCAGGCAAATCAATCTTTTTTAGATAGTTACCAAGTTGAGGTGTAGGTAAAGTTATGCCAGGTATCTTTGCACTATTGGAAAAGAAATCAACCTTAGGCGTTTTAACTATATTAAATTTAAACCCAACAGGAGACAAATAATTTTTATTTGTAACTTGTTTAGCAAAAAACGAATTGGCCATTAGTTCTGACAGGTCTCCATATTCTATATTTAGATAAAAAAAGAGACCCCCTAAGGAGTCTCTTGAGAAATATATAAGCGTCTCGCTTACATAAGGTTCTTAACAACTGTTCTCTGATAGTAACGGTTGCTGTTAGATGTGATTCTACCAAGACCTTGAGCAGTTCCTTCAGCAAATGGGTTTGAAACAAGACCGTATCTTGTCTTAAATCCAATTTTAGGTTGGAAGGTTCCGTCGTTCACGGCTCTGACCATTTGTAGAGGTACATATGGGCAGTAGAATAATCCAGCGTCATAAGGAGATGTTCCCTTATAACCAACAACATAGTACTGGTTCTGAGCACTGTTTGCTGAGAATGGATCGATATACACTCTGTACTTACCGTTGATAGTACCAGCAAATGTATTACCAGTATCGTCAACCTGTAGGTTAGCGTTAAGAGCAGGAGTGTAATCAAGTACACCAGCCATGGTTAGAGCAGATGCTACATCAGCACTTGTCATGATGATGTTGCCCTTTCCACGACGAGTCCTTTGTGCGATTCTGTTAGCATCTCTTTCGATGTTGAACAGAAGACCCTTGAACTTCTCAACTGACCATCTACCATTGGAGTCAACATCTAGATCGAAGAATCCAGCGTTGGCAACATTGACTTGTGATCCTGCTTCAGCAGTCTTATAGATTGTTCTTATAACTTCTCTGTTAATCTCTGCAAGAATTTCAGAAGAAAGTATGTTTGCTAACTCAGCCTCAGCGTTCAATCCGTGGATTGCACGAAGGTCTTGAGCAAGTTCCATGCTGTACTCTGCCTTTAGTGCTCTAGACTTAGCAGTAACAGTAACTTTCTCGATGGAGAATGCCATCTCGTTGAAGTCACCGTTAGTACCGTCACCTAGTGCCTCAGAGTCACCAGTTGCCATACCTTGACCGAGTGAATACTGTGCTTGAACTGCATCAGATGCTGTTCCTTCAAGTATCGCAGGGTTTGTTCCTCTCTGAACTCCAGTAGAACCGAAACCAACAGTACCATCATCGTCAGTAGCATCGGTGTAATCACCTTGAGTTGCCTGACCAATGTTAGTTCCTGCCTTGTTTGCAGAGAATGCAGAATCTGGTTCGTTGAAGAATGATTCTGTTCCACCCTGATCGGTGTATCTGGATCTCATTGCGAAGATTAATCCAGTAGGACCATTCATTGGTTGAACACCTGCTAACTCGTATGCAACGAGGTTAGGCATTGATCTTCTAATCAATGAAATTAGTACTGGGTCGAAACCTGCAGTAGGACCTGCGTCTGCTGATCCTGCACCGAAAGCACCTGAAGCACCTACAGCGTTACCACTGTTTGTAGGAGCTGCCTCAGTAAGCATTCCGTTGCCAGTTTCAAATGCTTGTTGTTCTTTTAGAAAACGCTCTTGGTTTTCAAGGAGAACCGCCGTTGTTGATCGTCTGTGGGAATCCTTAATAGGATCAACCCCATCAGCATCGAGAAGTGGACCCCACTTCTCCATTAGTTGTTCTGCGTTGTACATTGTACGGGGAAATTAAATTTGCGAGTTATTTGGCCATTCCAAGGGCCTTAAGATAGTTGCTCATTGAACCACTAACTTCTGTTCCTGAACCCTCGGCAGTCACACCCTCAGAGAGAGTTTCGACTTTATTTGGGGAACTTTTTGTTTCACTAGGGAAATAAGATTCTCTAAGTGTAACTAGTTTCTCACGGTATGCTTTTTCACTCTCAAACTCAACACCCTCAGATAACGATCCCAACTTTTCTTTTTGTGTTTCAGCAAGTCCTTCGGCTACTTCACGGAAAATTCCATCTGCTGTAGATTCACCTAGGCGTTTGTTGAGAGAAATGTTTGTTTCGATCTGTTCGTTAAGTCTGGATTCCATTTCATCTAATTTGGAGACCATACTCTCCAATACATCATATTTGTCGTCAGGGATTGATACATAATGATCTTCAAAAAGACTCTTCATTCCAGTTAAGAATGATTCTGTCATTTCTGTTTTGAGTCCATGCTCTACTTCAATCTTGTTCTCAGACATCCACTCAGAGGAGACATACTCCAAATAAGCATCAGTTCTTTCGATCAAGTCTGCCTTAGTAGACTCAAGTTGTTCAGACATTGTTTTTTCAAACTCAGCTGTCATCTCTTCTTTAACAGCGTTAACTTTTTCAGTTACTGCTGCCTCGAAGATTGTTTTAGCTTTTGCTTGAAACTCTTCTGATAGTTCTTCACCACCAAATAGAGCAGCAAGATCTTGCTCGACATCCACAGTTGGAGTTGTCTCCTCTTCGGATGGGGTTTCAGCAACTACTTCTGCTGAATCTTCTTTAGCTGGCTCGTCACCTTGCTTAAGAACTTCTGTACCGATAGACTGCATGGCATCAGCTTTACCTGCTCCACGATTTACTACATCAGATACAGTTTTGATTTTGGGTTCTTTAAGCTTGGCTGAGTCGTTATCTGGCTTATAGTTCTCAGGAGTAGGTCCTCCTAGATCTTCATAAGACGCAGATGCTCCTGGAGAAGTTGAATCATCAACCTTCTTCATACCGTCGCCAGACTTCGCACCCCTTGTTACAGGATTTTCCATTTCTTGTAATTCCTTAGCGGACATTTGTGAACACTCCGATTAGATCTTGTTATAATCTATGTTTATTTATAAAATGTTAGAGATTTGATAGGAAGTTTTGGAACAATCCTAGCTTATTCTCCTCCAGTTGTTTTTGGTCAACCATAGTATTGACCGCTTTATATGTCTTAGCTGCAAACCTTTCTCTTACTATACCACCATCCCATACCCAATCTTTTCCTTCCATAATACCTTGTACAAAGGCATCAGGTGCGGATGGATCAGCTACAATATCAGCAGCAGTTGCGAGATGAAAATCATCAGAAACAATTTTAACACCTTCACTATTAGTAGTAAGTGTACCAAGACCACGAGATGATACTCCTAGTTTGACACCCTCATCGATTAGATTCTTAGCAATCCTTCCCATTGGTGTATCAAGGACTTTAGCCTTGCCAATGAAATTTGTACCATTTTCTCTTAGAGAAGTTATTTTATGAGAGACCCTATCTAGATTTACGGTTGGACCTTCGGGATGACCCAATTCGCCAAGAGCACGACCACCAGATATGAAACTTTCATTATATCTTTGAACTTCCTTGCGGAGTGTGTCCATCGGATACATGCGTCCATTACGATTCTTCAAGTCTCCTTGAAGGAAGATACCCTCAATAAACATAGACTTTTTACCGTTTCGCTCTTCGACGATAACTTCTACATTTTCGATTTCTTCTGTAATGAGTTTCATTGGTTTAATTAGTAAATCCTACTTTAACACCTTTAACATCAGCACCACTAGCAAAAACTGTGAACGCTGCTTGTTTTTCTAGAATTTCGGTAGTACCTGCTTTGAGTGTGAATGTACCCACTCCAGTACCGCCTCTAGTTTCTTGAACGGTGATTACTCTGTCTGCAGCATTGCCATTGTAAAGACGAACGCAAGTTGCTTGGGTAAAACTTACCCCAGTACCAGCCGT